GAGCCAATGGTAATTGTAGTTGGTGAAGATTTAGCTTCTGATTTTGAAGAAATGTATGAACCGGGACAGACTGCAAGATTCTTCGGCATCTTAAAAAACAATGTTGTTGTTAAAGAGGAAGTAATCAAAATGGCACTGGGTAAATCTGAAACTAAGAAATCCTATGATTATGTTGATGAAAGATTCCTTACTGGTGCGCAGGATCCGTACGAAGAAGAATTTGCTTACTCTACTGAAGCAATTCAGAAAGCAGTAGCTGATAGAGAAATGAGATTAGAAAATGAAAAGAAAAAGGTTGCTGAAGCAAAACAGAATACAAATAAAGCTGCAGTAACTGCGAATGTATCTGCAACTGGTAGACCGATTCCGAAGTTTTCTATGTAATTAAAAGGAGAGTGATATAAATGGCAATTGAAGTTGATATTTTTAATCCTCAAATTAGTAAAGTTGCACATGGATTGGAAGGAAAAACAATTTTACTTTACGGAACAAATAACGTAGGTAAAACTTATCAGGCAGTAAGAGCTAAGAAACCATATGTTCTTGCTTGTGAGTCTGGTTTAGGAGCACAAAATAATGTCGCTTATAATAGAATTACTTCGTGGAGAGATTTTAAGAAGGTTGTTAAGCAGTTTACTGACAAGAAAACTATTGATCAGGCTAAAGCAACATATTCTACAATCATCATTGATGAAGTATATGCATCTTCTCTGTTTTGCCAAAAATATGTATGTGATACATATGGGAATGGATGTATCTCATTAGGGGCAAATGAAAATTCTAAAGTAAATCTTTATCAGATTTATGAAAGGGTTTATTGGGAGCAGATTAATCTTTTAGTAGGAGCTGGTTACACTGTTATTTTTATTGGTCATATGGAAGAAAAAGATGGTTATATTAGACCGAAGGGAGACAAGCGTTGCATTAACCCTATAATCGACAACTGTGACGTAGTAGCATATATTGCTCCTAATGGAGTTGATGAAAAAAATGCAGTAATTAAATCTTCTGCTTATTTTGCGCAGACGAATGAATTCTTTGCTCGTTCTCGCTATGACTATATGGATACAAGTATTCAGGAGTTTACTATTGAAAATCTTGAAAAAGCAATTGCTGATGGCATTGCAAAACAAGAAGAAGTGGAAGGCGTAAAAACCGTAGATTACTCTGAATTAAAAGCACAGAATGAATCAGAAGAATTATCTTTTGAAGACTTGATGAATGAAGTAACTTCCTTAGGACAGAAATTATTTGATGCGGATAAATTTGATTTAGTTGGAGAAATCGTTGAAAGAGAATTAGGTCCTGGTAAAAAAGTTACTGAATGTACGAAAAAACAAGTCGAATCAGTTGCAATTATTCGAGATGAATTAAAAGATTTATGCGATGAATTAGAACTGTAAGAGGTAAAGTAATATGAGCAGGAAGAGAAAATGTCAAATTTGCGGAGAGTGGATTGAATCAGAAGACGATTCTGTTCCATACAAAAATGGTTATTGTCATACAAAATGCTTTAATGTAGCCATGAAAGTGGTTACTACAGAAAAAAGAAAAACTGTTACAGAAGCAAATAAAAAGACAGTATCAAAGCCGCAAAAAGAATTAAAGGATGGTTTAACAGAAGAAGAATATCAAGAAAAGAAAAGCTTATGTGATTATCTCCGTAAATTAACACAAAAAGATTTACCGGTAAAAACTTATAAGTTAATTGAGGATTATGGAAAGAAATATAAAATCACTTTTACAGAAATGAAAGAGGATTTGGTATATTACTTTGAGATACTCAATAAACCGGTCGAAGGTGATGCAATAGGAATAATACCTTATTGTCATACGGAAGCACAAGAATATTATTCTTCTATAAAACAATCTCAATCTTCCTGCTTATCAAAAATAGATTATTTACCCAACATGTATTCAGAAAAAACTGCGAAAATCAAAGTAGATACGAGCGTTGAGAAACCGCAAATTGATCTATCTACTTTAGGAGGAAAATAAAGTGAAATGGGGTAAACAGTCATAGCTGGGCTATTTGATAAAAAGGCTGTATTTCAAGTGATTGGCTGTTTAATTCAACAGCCATCGTTATTGGACATGTACAGTTTATCTCCTGACGATTTTGATGGAGAGGATTTTCATCAGATAATATTTGCCTGTATATACAATTTATATAACCAGGGAGTTAATGTAATTGATTGCTTTGCTATAGATTCATTTATTGCCAATTATGAAAAGCAATATAAAATCTTTAGTGATAATAACGGAATAGATTATATTAATGAAGCAACTGTCATGTGTGAACCTAATAACTTTGAATATAATTTTAATCGACTAAAGAAATTCAGTCTTTTAAGATACTATGAATCTCAAGGATTTGATACGCGAGGGATATATAATCCTTCTATTGTTGAACCGGTAAAACAGGAAACTGAACAAAAGAAATTTGATTCTTTTACGGTTGAACAAATTATTGACACAGTTGAGATTGCTTTTGTAAGTAATCCAAAATCAAAATTTCAATCTGCAGCTAAACCTACTGGTGAATTGGCTGGTGTTGGGATGTTAGATTTGATTGAAAAATATAGGCAAACCCCAGAAATGGGATTTCCTATGCAAAGTAAATTTATGAACTTTTTATTAAGAGGTTCACGAAGAAGAACATTCTATTTACGTTCTGGTGGTACCGGTTCCGGTAAAAGCCGTCTTTCATTCGCAGATACATGTTGTGCTGCAGTCCCGTGGATATATGATTTAGATAAAAATGAATGGGTATATACAGGCTTTTGTGTTCCTTCATTAATTATAAGCACGGAATTGGAATTGGATGAAGTAAGATCTATTGTATTAGCCTTTGTAAGTGGAGTTAACGAAAGTCATGTTTTGGATAACGAGTATGAAGAAGGTGAATATGAACGAGTAATCCAAGCAGCAAAGTATCTTGAATCCAGTCCTTTATATCTCGAATATCTCCCAGATTTTGATATGACCGATGTTGAAAATATGATTAAAAGATACCATAGAGAAAAAAATATTCAATTGGTTAATTTTGATTATTTACAGACATCTATTAAACTCATGATTCAAATGACTTCCTTATCTAAAGGAATGAAATTGAGAGAAGATCAGGTATTATTTATGTTTTCTGATTGTCTTAAAACCTGTGGTACTCGTTTGAATATTCATGTGGATTCGGGTACGCAGCTAAATGGCGAGTATAAAGACGCAAAGGAAAAAGACCAGAATATTTTAAGGGGAAGTAAGGCCATTGCCGATCGAGTAGACGCCGGTTATATTGCACTAGCACCTACAAAATCAGAATTAGAAGCTATAAAACCAATACTTTCAAAAGGGTTTTACCCAGAACCGAATATGATTTTTCATCTATACAAATGTAGACGAGGAAAAATTACAAGAGTAAAGGTGTGGCTTCATGCAGATCTTGGTAACTGTAGACTTAGGGATTTATTTGTTACTACTTTTGATAATGAATTAATTCCTGTAAATAAGCTTACAATTGAAAGTGCTAAGAAAATTATTAATGATCATTCTGTAGAAACAAAGGAAATTGAAGCTACCAAGGAAGAAGCAACAGAGGCAGTAAGAAACTTTTTATCATTTTAGGCGGTGCGTATGAGTAGTTACTTCGATAAAGAAAAGATAAAAAATGTATTGACTCCAGAAGATATTAAGTTAATTATGTATGATCTTGGCGCCGGAGAACCTTTTAAAGAAAATTCTACAGAAATCATTTTTAAAACAATTTGTCATGGGGGAGATAGTCCAAAACTTTATTATTACATAGAGTCAAAAATGTTTCATTGTTATACCGATTGTGGCGAATCAATGGATCTATACGAGCTGGTAATAAGAGTAAGAAGAACAAAAGGTATCACGATTACTTTTCCCCAGGCAGTAAAATATGTGGCAAGCGTTACGAATAATATGTTCTATTCTAATGCATTGGATAAATTGCCACAAAAAATTGATGACTGGGAATGGATAAACAAATTTAAGAATTTGAAAAAGAAAAAATCTGTTCCTCAGTTATCTGAAATCAATGAGCATATCTTAGAAATCTTTTGTCCGTATCCTCATGAATCATGGTTAGAGGAAGGAATCAGTAGAGAATCCATTAAAAAATATCAAATTTCATATTGGGCACAGGAGAATAAAATTATCATTCCTCATAGAGATATTAATGGAAGATTAATTGGGATCAGAGGTAGAGCATTGAATTCCTGGGAAATCGAAGCAGGAAATAAATATATGCCAATAACAATAGAAGATAATGTTCTCTCTCATAAGCTGGGATGTAATTTATATGGATTGTGCCAAAATGAAGAAGCGATAAAACGTATAGGAAAAGTTGTTGTCTTCGAAAGTGAAAAGAGTGTATTGCTTTGTGACACTTATTATCATCAAAACAATTTTTCTGTGGCAGTTTGTGGATCAAGCATAACTGATACTCAATGTCAATTGTTGCGGAGTATGGGAGTCAATGAAGTGATGATTGCATTTGATAAAGAATACGATGATCCGAATGGAAACATTGCGCGACTTTATGGTGAAAAATTGATTAAACAAGCGAAGAAACTCACAGCTTATTTTACTGTTTATATTCTTTGGGATATGGAAAATTGGTTGGATAAAAAAGATTCTCCGGCCGATAAAGGGCAAGAGATTTTAGAAAAGCTTATGAAAACAAAAATAGAGATTAGAACAAAGGAGAATTAATATGTATAGTTATTTCGATGAGTTAATGAAAATTGCAAAAGAAATAGGTTTAGCACAAGCTGCTACGGACACAGTAGCTGCTCAGTGCAAGCTTATGCAACTTGATAAAGTAAATTCGAATGGAATGATGATGGTAAATGGTTATGGTTTTAGACGTAAAGGATTTACTCCTTCTGATGTTGTAAACGTAGAATTTTATCCTCCGGCTGTAAAAATGTTCTTTAAAGATGGAACAGTTACTGTTGCAACTCCTCATGGAGATGATAAATATGATCCGGAAATGGGTATGACAACGTGTATTTTAAAATACATTTGGGGAGATAAAACATATAACAATTTCTTCCGTAAATGGATTAAAAAAGATGAAGAAGCAAAGAAAGCAAAAGTAGAAGCAGAAAAAGCTGAAAAGGAATCTAAAGAATTGGAAGCACGCAAGAAAGCAAAAAATGACGAACGTAAAAAGAAAAGAGCTGCAGCCAAAAAAGAATATGAAATTTCTGTAATGGCGGAAGCAATGAAACGTGCAAATGAATGTAAAGAATCCAGTGCTTGCGAATGCGAAAAGGGATGTAATGAATAATGACATTGGAGGAGTTGAAAAGCAAGCTCCGTCCAGTTGAAGAGAGAGATAGAGGAAAATTGATTTCTGTATCTTACTCAAAGCTCGATCTTTTAAAGCAGTGTTCTATGAAATATAAATTGAAATATGTAGATGGAATGTATTCAAATCAGCAGACTCTTCCATTGGAATTAGGTTCAATACTTCATAAAGGCATGGAATTAAAAGGTCGAGCAAAAATTCTGAAACAACCAGTAAAGTATAATGAAATAGAAAGCATAGTACTGAATGGCTGTGAAGAGAAAACAGATAAAGGTTCAGAAAAACTCTTAGGAATTGTTGATATAAAAAAGAAATATTTTGATGAATGGTTTAAAAAAGAAGCACTTGATGAGAAAACTTATGACGAAAAAATAGATTTATATTTTTCAAAAGTTTTACATAGCAGAATGGAAGATCCAGAATGGAAAGTAATAGCGGTGGAACAACAATTTGAATTTGTTTATGACAATCGTTGCATTATCCATGGATTCATTGACCGAATAGATAAAAAGGAAGATGAATTGAAAGTAGTAGATTATAAATCTTCCAAAAAGACATTCCGGGAAGAAGACATAAAAACACCGTTACAGATGGTTGTATATGATATGGCATGTGTGTTCTTATATGGAGTTTTACCAACATATCATGAATATGATTTTATTCTGCTAAATCAAAAGCAAACCACAATTAATGGAGTATGTTCCAAAGGTTACTTAACAAGAGGTTTAAAGAAAATTGATTCTTTGCTGGATCTTATTGAAGAAATGGAAAAGACAAAAATCTATAAACCTACGCCATCTCCTTTATGTTATTGGTGTAGTTTCCCAGATAAATGTCATACTCCAAATGCGGAATCAAGATATGCTGGAACTTGTCAGTATTATTCTTTATGGAAACCCGATCAAAAGAGTTTCAAGGTAAATAAAGAATATATTCCAGGAGTTGTAGAAGCACCAAAAAGAAAACTAATATTTTAAGAGGTTAGAATATGAACCAGAAACGAGCAATGATTCATCTTCATTGCCATACCGATTACAGCAACATTAGATTAATTGATTGTATAAATAAAATACCAAAATTATTGAAAAGAGCTGTTGAATTAGGAAACAAAGGGATTGCTATTACTGATCATGAAATTGTAAGTGGTCATGTAAAAGCAATCCAGGAAGTGAAAAAAGGGAAAGAAAAAGGTACGATTCCAAAAGATTTTAAGTTGATATTGGGTAATGAAATATACCTTGTAGATTCTGTTGATGAAGTGAAATACAATTATGTTCCAAAGCAAACAAGGTTTTGGCATTTTATTTTACTTGCAAAAGATGAAGAGGGACATAAGCAGTTAAGAACATTAAGTTCACTGGCGTGGGATAATTATTTTAAAACAGGTAAAATGGAAAGAGTTCCTATTTCAAAACAAGTTTTAAAAGAAATAGTTCAAGTAAATCCAGGTCATTTAATTGCCTTAACTGCATGTCTTGGCGGTGAATTACCAGAAAGTTTACTTAGCAATGATTTGGATAGAGCAAATAAGTTTATCCAATATTGTGCTGAAGTATTCGGAATTGATAATTTCTTTTTAGAATTGCAGCCGAACGATTCAGAAGAACAAATATATGTAAATAAAGCTCTTATTCGCATATCAGAACAAACCGGAATAAAACATGTAATTACATGCGATGCTCATTATCTAAGAAAAGAAGATAGGGTATTTCATGAAGCATATCTCAAATCCCACGAAGAAGAAAGAGAAGTGGGCGATTTCTATAAAACAACTTATCTTTTATCTGAACAAGAAATCCATGAATATTTAGATGAACAAATAGGAATAGAAAATGTAAACAAGGGATTAGAAAATACACTTCTTATTGGAGAAATGATAGAAGAATATGATTTATATTCTCCTACAATTGTTCCGGGAGCAGAAATACCTGCTTTTACTTCTGATGAAATTTTTCAATATTATTATGAAGAATGTCCATATATTGAAAAATTTGCTAAAAGTGAAAATGTATATGACAGATATTTATTATATCTTATTGAAAAAGGTTTTATGGATAAGGCATGGGGGAAAATTCCAGATAAT